ACACGCAGATGACTCAGACTATCATAACAACTTTGTGGTTCAACCTTCTGGAATTTCAGGAGATGGTAAGACATTCGAACTAGAAATATTGGATATTACAGATAAAAATAATGAAATTCACATGGAAGCAATCCAATATGACGCAGACGGTGACGAACAAAGTCCTGCAGGTGGAAAGCTGAGTGACGTTAAGAAAGAGAAGAAGAGTGCAGAGGACCTATTCAAGAGAGCTGTCGAGTTAGACCTAACAGTAGGAATGGCGGACAGATTTATTAAATCAAACTTATTAGACAGCGATGTCGATAAAGAAAATATGGGGTACAAACAAATGGTAAAAACAAAAGACGAAGAAGTACCTGAAGCTGAAGCTCAACCCCCTGAAACCCCAGTGGAACAAGGGAAAGAGCCTGAAGCAGAAGGAGCAAAACCAGAAGGTAAATCAATGACTCTGACAGAACTTAAATCAGTAGTTGAAACACTGGAAACAGACGTAACAGCACTGAAGCAAGAGAACGCAGACCTTAAGGCAATTGTAAATAAACCTTTACAGAAGTCAAAAGGACCAGAAAGTAAAGAAGAAAAAAGCCAAAAGGAAGCAGAAGTAAAATCATTCGGCGGTCCAATGGACTTAATAGCATAGAGGTATAAAAATGAGCGACGAACAAGGAACAGGATCAATCGGTCAAGGATTCGATCATGCAGGAGCATACGAAGCGTCATTCGGACTATTAAAAGCCGGAACAGCGTATGTTAATGGATGGACAGGATCAGACATTAGAGGACAATTAAAAGATACTATGGAAGCTGGAATGAAGTCAATCCAGACCAAAGCATTAGGACCAACAACAGGTGGAGCAGGAACTGCAGGATATGCGCTTGTACCAATTTATGTTGATCCAAGAATCACAGACCAAAGTCGAAAGTGGACACCACTAGTTGAACTAATCCCAAGAGTGACTAATATGGGACTTACTGCTGATTACAACATTATCACAGCAAAGGGTGGCGGATACACAGCACTAGCAGACGCAGCTCTTCCAGAAACTGACGATACATACGATAGAAAATCTGTTAGTATTAAATTCTTGTATGCAGTAGGAAGAACACTAGGACCAATGCAAGCAGCAATGCCAAGTTATATGGTAGAAGGTTTTAATCCAACAGGATCAGGAATGGGTCAAGGAGCATTTAGTCCAGCTGGCGCACCAAACGCAAAGCAACTAGAAGTTCTTATGAAAGCAAGGGAACTTAAAGAGCTAGAAGAAAACCTAATTCTTAACGGTTCTGTTTCAACAGATGCAACTCAATTTGATGGAATTGTAGCTCTTCAAGGAACAGTCAATCAAAACGACTTAGCAACTGCAGCTCTTACGTGGGATGACGTAGAAGAAACAGTGCAAAGTGCATACGATGACGGCGGACGACCAAAGCTAGCAGTAGCAAGTTCAAGTGTTGTAACTGACTTAAGGAAAATCATGATAGATACTTTCAACTTCAGACCAAGTGATCTGACAGGCGGAGTAGAGCTACCATTTGGTATTCCTGCAATGTTAGTATTACAAACTATGGTAGGACCAATCCCGGTAATTCCAAGTATGTTTTTAAGCAACACGTCTGGAGCAAAACAGATCTTTTTCTTAGATACTGACTTTATAGAAATGCGTGTTTTACAAGACATGACCTATGAAGACCTTGCAAAGACAAACGACAGCAGTAAATTTATGTTAAAAATTTACGAAGCATTAGTCATGAGAGCGCCAAGTTTCAACGCCTTCATAGACAATATCGCATAGAGGTGAAATGGAAAAATGGCAGCAATAGCAATAGCAGATTGTACAGTTACTCAAGACCCACAAACTGGATGGAATGTTTATACTATCTTAACACCGGCAACGGCCGATGATGCAGATACAATAGATGTGAGTGGCATTATAGATGGTTCAAAAGTAGTATCTGGAAGATGCACAGCAGCAACTGATGGTAACCTACCAATTGCAACAATTACAGAAGCAGGAGTCGTAACGATTCCAGGCGCAACTGATAGTGAAGCAAGAACTGTTTATTTAATAGCAAGACTTTAAGTCCTGCTTATTTTTTTCTTTTTTTAACAACAACAAAAAATAAAATTGCTGTGTACAGCAGGAGATAAAGAACATGAGCTTACTACTAGGAGAAGTATCAAAGAAGTTTACGAAGCCCCTCATACTTAGTCAAGCACCACAAGTGCTTAACGATGCTGGAGCAGTAGACATTATAACACAAATTACGCATCTTGTAACAACAGGAGCGGCAGCGATAACATTAGCAGATGGAGCTGAAGGTCAAATGAAATGCATAGTCATGAAAACTGATGGCGGAGATGCAACATTGACACCTACTAATCTAGGAAACGGAACTACAATCGTATTTGATAACGGAGACAGTGCTCAGTTAATTTTTACGAATGGAAACTGGTACATGATCGGTGGAAATGCAGCACTAGCATAAGCTAGTATTTTTTTATTTTTTCATACACAAACCTAACTGGCGACATACAGCCCAATATACGAGGTAACAATGGCAACGAAATATACAAGATTTAGACTTAAAGGAACTACAGCGGCTGATGGAACAGCAAACGTAACATCTAATAGCGTTATCAGAGGAAGAATTCACTCAATTCTATGTAATGTATCAGCACTTGATAATACAGCAGATATGACACTTATCACAGATGATGAAACACCATCGCAAAAAATACTCGATCTTACTGATATGACAGCAAACGTCTTAGTAAGACCAAAGGTGCTAGCAACTTTAAATACAGGTGGAGCACTTACGGCAACTGGAAATATTTATACTGAATATATGATTTTTAGTAGAATATCAGCAACAATTGTCCAGGGTGGAGATAAAAAAGAATTCACAGTAGACCTTTATGTGGAGGAATACTAGATGGCAATTCCAAGTTCAATTAAAACAGATGAAATACAAGAAATGCAGAAAATAGTCAAGATATGCATAATTTAAAAGAAATTACTGATGATATAGGATCGGTCTCTGACGAGGTTAGCTCCTTAATATTATGTTCATTAACAAGAAATGGGACAGACGCAAGTGATACTTATGCAAATGATATTTATTTAATTGCGCTTGACTTTCATATTGAAGTTAACAACATAGGAAGCGAGAGTGGAACAAGCTACTGAGGTAAAAATGGAATTCAAGAATGAAACAACGGAAAGCATAAAGTACAGAATAGGATCATACACTGAAGGATTCCAATGGAGATCAGTACAACCAGGAGAAACTGTAGACGTTCCAATTCAATCAGCAAAAAATACTAAATTAACACAGGTGAAAATTCATGAATCGAAAAAAGTGGATAAGCCAAATGTTGATGCGGGATTTCGAGAGAAAGAATATAAGAGAAAACTCATTAATATTCAAGGAGTCGGCAAAAAAAGCGCTGAAGACATTATTAAAAATTATCCGACGCAGAAAGAATTAATACTAGCTATCAAAAGAGGCCAACAAGTGCACAGTAGTGAAAAAATAGATCAAGTAGTAAAAAACGAATATGAGTAGATTTATATGGTTAAAACAATAGATAAACACCAATTTAAAATAACAATAACAACAACAATTATTATTTTAATTTTTATAATAGTAACAACTGCTCAATTTGCATCATGGAAGTCAGAAGTATGCGCAGAACATACCGAATTTGATGATAGGATCACTCATGTTGGTGAAAAAGTTATTGATATGCGAGAAGATATTGAAACACTTAATGATAGAGCAAATGGAAGAGATGTTGAGTTGGCAACAATTACAACTAAGTTAATAAATATTGAAGCGTTATTGATAGAATTAAAAACAGATTTGAAGGAAAGATAAAATGACATACATAACAGCATCTGACGTAAGAAGAGCCAGTGGAGCACCTGCAAGTCTTATAAGTGATGAGCTTATCAATGGAGCAATTACTATAGTCGAAGCTGAGATGCAAAGATGGATGAATACAGCATTCGTTCCAACACAAAGAATCGAACACAGGGACGGAAATAATCTAGGTAGAATGTTTTTAATGAAGAATCCAGTTTTAAGCGTAAGACAATTAACACTAAACGAAGCAACAGCGGTCACGCCTTCAACTCTTTTTATTGAGAAACAAAGTGGAAAGTTAACATTAAGCAGAGACTCTGAGAGCGGCACATTCGTACAGGGGACGCATAATACATTTATCAGGTATTTATATGGATTACTTGAAGATAGTCCAACAGCGACTACTCTATCAACTGCCACAGTAGCAGGAACAACAATAAGTATGACAGTTGCAAGCATTACAGGATTTGTTGATGATGACTGGGTAGAAATACTAGGAATGGACGGAACAAGAGAAGTAGCGCAGATAGATGGGACTCCAGGAGCTGGAGTTATTATTATTGATCAACTGGTTTATACTCATGCAGCAAATAGTTCAATTACAAAGTTACAAATTCCTTATTATATCAAGAGATTCATGGAAATAGAGGCGGCAATTTATATCGCAGTTTATGCAATCGGTGGGACGTATGCATTTAACACAAGCTATACACTCGGAGAACTTTCAGTAAACAAAGGAGAGCCATATCCACAGTGGAGAGAAGTAATACAAAGAATGATTAATGAAAGAAAAATGAGAAGGGAAACAATAAGAATAAGGCCTTCAATATTGGTGGACTAAAATGGTATGGGATGGAACAAAAGTGCCAACGGATGACTTCTTGTCAGCAGACTGGAATAATATGGTAACAGACCAGAAAGGAAGGTCAAAAGTTTATACAGGAACAGCAACTCCAGTAGGAGCAGTAACACCTGAAGCAATTGGAGATTTATATATTAAAACAGACACAAGTGATGCTTATGTCGCAACAGGGGCCACAAGTGCAGACTGGGAATTAATAGATTCAAGTACGGGTGGAATTGTATGGGGAGCAATTACAGGAACATTGAGCAATCAAATAGACCTACAAGCGGTTCTTGATGCAAAGGCGGCATCATTAACATCAGATGAGAATTATGTAACAGATGCAGAACTTGTCGTTATTGGTAACACAAGTGGAGCAAACACCGGAGATCAATCAGCTGGCGCCTTTGCACACGATAGTCTATCCACAATAACCGGAACAGCAGGACAATACAATCATCCTACAGACGCAAATATGACTGTTATCGGAAACACATCAAATACAAACTCAGGAGATCAATCTGCGGGAGATTTTGCTCACGACAGTCTAGCAAGCATTACAGGAACAGTAGGACAGTATAACCATCCAACTGACTCGGCAATGACGATACTGGGAAATACGAGCGGAACAAATTCTGGAGACAATGCAGTTAATAGCAATTATTCAGGACTTGTAACAAACGCAAACCACAGTGGAGACGCAACAGGATCAACAGCTCTGACACTTGCGACAGTAAACGCAAACGTGGGATCATTCACAAGTGCAAATATTACAGTAAACGCAAAAGGACTAATAACTGCGGCGGCAAATGGATCAGCAGGATATACAAACCTTACTCAATTTGTTGATCAAACAGCGTGGAGAGTATTTTATTCAGATACAGATGGAGATATTACTGAACTTGCACTTGGAGCAGATGGAACATACCTTAAATCAAATGGAGTAACATCAGCGCCAACATTCGCAACACCTTCAGGAAGTGGAGATGTATCTAAAGTAGGAAATCCAGTAGACAACCAAGTAGGCGTCTGGACAGGAGACGGAACAATTGAAGGAGATGCTGGACTCACATACGACGGAGAAACTCTGGATTCATCAAACGCAACTGACAATGAAGCTCTAACATTGGCCTCTACTGGAAATACAGGTACATACGTTTTAAGTACCGTAGGAGATGCAAACGGTCATGGAGTGGCAAAGTTCGCAACTTCATCAGCTTTTATATATTCAATATTAGCAAACAACATAGCATCAGCACTGGGAAGAAATTATTTTTATTCAGGAGGAACAGCAAATAGCAGTCTACCTACTGTTAGAATTGATAACAGCGGAACAACATATAGTAGTGCACTTCAGGTAAATAACAACGGAACCAGTTCAGGCGGAACACCAGTACCAGGAGTGCTAGTAACGCAAAGCGGAACTGCGCCGGCAATGAAAGTAACATCAAACTCTACAGATTCAACAGACTATGTACTTCACTTAGTAGGAAGTGCAGGAGCAGTAGGACTAAAGATAGAAGAAACAGGAGCAGTAAATGCAATCGAAACAACTGGAGATATAGATATCACAGGAGATATTCTAGTAAGTGGTTCACTTGGAGCTACAGGTTCACGATCAGTAAAGGGATGGTTTACAGATTTAGAAGTTACAAATTCAATAGTAGCAAGTATTACAGGAACAGCAGTAGTAGCAACTACTGTAACTATAACCGACAATGAAAGTACAAATGAAGAGAATGTTATTGCATTTGTAGCAGATGCAGTCGGAAGTGGAAATGTTGGATTGGAAGCAGATGGAAATATGACATATAATCCATCAACAGGAAAGATAACAGCAACGGGGTTTATTGGAGCATTAACAGGTAATGCAGATACAGTTACAAATTTCACCCCAGCAAGTGGTTCATTAACTTTAGCAGGAGCAGATTCTGTTACTATCACAACAACAGCTTCAACAAGTGTAACGTTACCAACATCAGGAACTTTAATAGCAAATGTAGTAGAAGATACAACACCACAAATAGGTGGAGATTTAGATTTAAATAATAAAGCTTTAACTAGAATCGAAACAGCAGGTGAAAGCTTAGTTGATGGAAATTTGTGTTATTTAAAATCAGATGGTAAATACTGGAAAGCTGACGCATCAGTTGATACAACATGTAAACAAGATTTACTTATGGCTAATGCAACTATCAGTGCAGATGCAACCGGAAAGTTTGTTGAATTTGGAGAATGGACATCTTCAAGTTTAACTGCAGGAAGCATATACTATGTAAGTGAAACGGGTGGCGCAATTACAACAACAGCACCAACAACAAGTACAAGTATAGTGAGAATAGTTGGAACAGCAATAAGTACAACGGTGTTAAAATTCAAACCAGATGTATCTTATGTGGAGGTAGCATGATGACAAAATACTATAAAGTTAGTGAAAAAAAAATAATAGAAACACTTCAAGAAATCCCTGTAGAAATGCTTGAGAAAAAAGGATTATTACAAATAGAAAATACAGAAGATACCTATGAGGAAGGTAGTACAGTTTTTAAGGTTGATAGTGCAAAAATTGTTGATGATTCCTATATTATACACAAAAATACATTCTATCACGTAAATACTCTTGAAGAAGAAAAATCTGATAAAAGTGGATTATTAAAAATGTATATTACGCCTTTGTTTCCACCTTTATATAAACAAGTAAATGTTTTATTGGGAGAATGTGACGAAACAGAAAGTCTTGCAATAAGAAAAAGTGTAACAGACTTATTACAACATCAAAAAGATATTGAAGTATTAATTCTTGCAGCAACAACAATAGAAGAAGTTCAAGCTATTGATATTACAATACAAAATGAAATAGAAGATACTAAGGTGATTAGTTAAAATGGCTTATCAAGATTTCACTGATTATACAGAAGTAGATGCTTCAAGTAAAGTAACTGTTACTTCTTCTAAGGTTTCTTGGGCAAATCAAGTCGCAGATGAAACTGCTTATACCTATTATGATTTTGGTACTGATAATTTTGATGGTAGTTTTATATTTTCATTTAATTGTAGAATGGAAGATGCATCAACAACAAGCTTTTATCCTGCATTGGTTTCTTTAACAAATAGTGTAGAGGACCTTGCAGCATTATTAGGTGATTATTTGGGGTATGCACAATATGTTAGTTGGAGAAATGGCTCGCAAAATTTTTTTATAGATCATATAACATCAAGAACACAACATGTAGCAGTAGGAACTGCTTTATCTTTTTTAACTGTTTACTATATGAAATTTACAAGAGATAATTCTGTAGGAACTTACGGTACTTTATATCTCGATGTTTATTCAACTTCATCATTACGTGATGCAGGTAGTGCAGGAGATGGTGATGAAGACACAATTAGTCTTACTTTAACAGAAATTACTAAATTCAGATATTTATATGTTTGTCAAAGTTACAATAATGGAACATCAACATTTAAGGGGACAGGATATGTTGAAAATTTAGATATTGATGCAGGTGGTTCTACTGGATATACAAAAACTGTTAATGGTGTTGAGACACCTGCAAAAATAAATGGTATTGCAGTAGCAAATATTGGCAAATTTAATGGTGTATAATGGTGTTTGATTTTACAAAGTATGGGACAGGAGATGACGTTATAGTATTTGACAGTTCTAAGTTCGATTACACATACGATGACGCAACATTTCCAAGTGACACAGCGACAGACTTTGATGAGATAATCAGTGAGCATGGAGATGTTTATAACATTGAAAGAGAAATTACAATAAAAGACAGTATGGGAAAAGTAATTAAAATCACCAACACCGACTACAGAGTATATGGAATGTTTCAAGATATCACAATCAAGGATCGTAAGATTCATGACATGGGACTCGCAGTACCAGGAAGCCGAAAGTTCTACTTCAAGCCACAATATAGTATAACTTCAGGTGGTGTAGAAGAAACATACGAAATCAAAGAAGGAGACATTATCAATGACGCGCATGTTTACACAGGAGCAGGAAGTACCGGAGCATTCAGAGTAGTTAAAATTCTAAAAGAGTGGAGACTTCCAGGAACAGAAGTATATAAAATCGCCATAGTTCAAAATATAAATCTGGATGGTAGTGCCTGATGAGAATGGGCTTTAATGTCCAAACACCTCATGTGCATGGACCAAAGAGAGCAGCTCACGAAGTCGCAAAAGAAGTTTTATTCTTATCAATGGTGAAGATGGAAGAGATTGCCAAAGCAAAAGCGCCTGTTGACACTGGAAATCTTAAGAACAGAATACATTTATACCCCATTAAAAGAGGAAAGAGAACATACACACTGAGCGACGGAGTCGAATATGGAGTCTATGTCGAATACGGAACAAAGCCACACTTCGTGCCAATAGAACCACTTAAGGCCTGGGCAGGGCGTGTACTTGGAGATCCGAATATTGCCTATGCAGTACGAAGGAAGATCGGAGAAAAGGGAACAAATGCTCAGCCATTTTTTAGACCAGCTTATGAAGAAGTGAGACTCAAATGGGTCAAGATCATACAACAGGGTATCCTGCGCCAATATTATGGTTAAACATAAAAAAATTTAAATAGCTTTCAACCGATAAATCATACATGAAGTGCCAAGAGGCACAAACTTCATAACAGTAAACAGCCAAGAGGCAAACATGGCATACCTAAGTCCCAAAACGATAGTTGTAGAATTTCTAAGACAGAATGTATCTGATCCAAGAGGAAGAATAACCTCTAAAACAAACACAATTAGTCCAGTTTTAGGACAAACAATTCTCGAACTTGCACCAACGGAAGGAAAGAATATGTCTTATATTGACTCAGTAACAGTTGACGGAACACCAATAGTTAAATGGAGAGATTATTATATCGATCATAAACTTAATGAGATAACAGTATATACGGCATTCGGAGGAACAGAAACAGTAGTAATCATATTCGGGGAAACAGCATCAGACTGGATATTTCCGGATAAACCAAACCAAAAGCTTGATGCTTCGGCGTTCCCAAGAATGAACCTACTCATAGTAGGAGCACCAGGAACAAGACTAGGAAACTACGAATCACCAGTCCAAACAATAGCAAGATATCAAGTCGATATCTGGACAAAAGAGAAACAGAATAATCAAATATTTTTAATTGGCAAGCACAAATATACTGGTGAAGACCTTGCTGAATATCTAAGTTACCAGGTAACAAAAGCATTCGAGACAGGAGAAGGTGGGCTATTTCCGGCACTTTATGGATATGATCCAGTAGGCATGCCTCCAGATTTACCATTTGATGACGAACTACAGTGTCACCATAAGACGGTAGAGTTCCTATTGAGTGGACTAAATCAAGGAAGAACAAGTTAATACTAATAGGCAAAAAAGTAATTTTAAAAGGAGAAAGTGTCATAATATTCATGTGAGATATTATGTTGAAGGAATATACGTGCAAAGGATGCGGTGAAAAGTTTGAAGCTCATGACTGGAGGAAAAGAAAATATTGTTCCAAGAGGTGCAAGGGATTATATGATAAATCAGGGCAATTCAAAAATGGTTATAAATGGAATCCGAAGCAAGAAGAAAAACGTGTGTCAAAGTTAAGAGAAAATCATGTTGGTATGCTTGGTAAACAACATACTGAAGAAACAAAAAAATTAATGTCAGAAAGTAGTAAAAAGCCATATAATTATATTGATGGCGGTTATAGAGGAAAGATACCAACTGATGAGTGTAGTTTGTGTGGAGAATCAAGAAAAAGAACTATTATTCATCACAAAGATAAAAATAGAAAAAATAATGATATTTCAAACTTACAAGCTGTTTGTAATAAATGTCATTCAAAAATACACAGAGGTAAATAAAAATGGTTTTTGATGAGTACCTTATTGGAAAGCGGGAAAGAATGTCCTGGATTGCAGAAACAAGCTATGGTTCAGGCGGAACAATGACAGCAGGCGAAATCGTCGGTGTAAACTGTACAGTAGAACCTGACTGGTCCCGTGGTTGGCAAGAAAAGCTAACTGCAGGAGCAGACAACCGAAACGTACAAGGAAGAGTAGTAGGATTAAAGGCACTTCCTTATACTATGAATTTCACGCCAGTAAACTGGGTATTTCTTAAATATATCATGGCGGTTGCTAACGGAGACGATGGTGGAGTAAAGACTCACACCTTCACAGAAAGAAACAGTATTCTTTCATACAACCTCGAATGGGCAAAGAGACATACGACTGCGCATGTAATTACCACAACAGGAAACGTCATTAAGTCTGCGACCATTAGCTTTTCAAAAGCAACAGGAGAAGGTACTGAGGGATTTTTAGGAGTAGCACTTTCATGTGTTGCAAGGGATGAAAGTCAAGGATCATCAGTAACAACACTCGTAGCAGGAAACATCACAGACGAACCATATCAATACAGAACAGCAAATTTTACTCTTGGAGGAAGCGAAGTATTCGAAGTCAACAACGGAGAGATTAATATAGATAATGGAATAGATGAGAACGACTCCCGATATTGTAACTCAACATATGATCAACTAATAGGAGCACCAATACCTAAGACGTTTCGTATTACAGGAAGAATGAATATCAACATAAAGGATAAGACGTTTTATGATTATTTTGCAGACGGAGTGGTTATTGCAGGAACAAATACGCTTTTATTTGACAGAGATGCAACTGGAGATGATCAACTACTTATTACGTTTGGAAACTTCTATATTATGGGTTCAGTAGCATCAACAAACCTAGAGGGAGTAACAAACGTAGACGTTGTCTGGGCGGCTGACTCATTCGCAAGTATAGTGGCAAGAGACGACATAACAACATACTAAGATAATTCAGAGGAACAAAAATGGGATACGAGAACGACTTTGTAGATGAGAAGCCAGTGGAGATTAACATAGATGGAAGAATATTTATGTACAAACCAACAACTGGTGGAGATGAGAACGAGTGGCTGAAAGATACGATAATAGTAGATCCAGAAACAAAACTAACAAAGATTAACTGGCCGGCATACACTAAGCACAGAATAGGGAACATAGTATCGGTCCCATATAGCGACGAAATGATTAAAGAAAAGTTTAGTTTAACTGTTGGATGGAATAAGTTATCATTGGACGAAAAATATAAGCTTCTTGGAAAGATGAAGTCTGGATTATTTGACAAATTGGTCGACAAAATGAAGGACATCGATGCTGTGGATGAGAAGGCAGCAAAAAACTGATATGGCTGATTGAAAACTCTAACGAGAAAGATGGATTCATGATTAAGGATCCAAAAGCACAGTTAATATGGTATAGAACTGTAGCATTTGAGAATGGAATCAGCCCATCGGAATTTAATAAAAGTAAGCTTTCAGATATTAAAGAAGTAATGGCAGTAAAGAGTGCAGTGGCCATGAAAGGAAAAAGGAATCAAAAGGTTCAGGATTTAATGAATCAAGTAAAAACGAGATGATTATAAATGGTAACACCACCAAGAGCTAGCGCACAATCAAGTATGAAGATCAAGGGATCACTTGACACGTCAGAAATAGACAGAGGTTTTAATAGAGTCTCTAAAGGATTTGATGGTGTAAAAGGGCAGGCCAAGTCGTTTGGTTCAGACATACATCGAATGACAGTAGGCGTAAGCAGGCTAGCTAAGAAATTCTCACTACTTGGACTAGCAGGAGCAACAGCAATGGTAGGAATAGCAAGTAAATCTCCTGCAGTTGCGCCGGCATTAGCAAAGATGGGTGTTTCATTTGATAAGATAGCAAGAAATTTAGGAGAAGCACTTGCTCCGGCATTTGAAAGAGTCGCGGGATGGCTTGACAAATTATCAGTATGGGTAGGAAACAATAAAGAAAAAATCGGTGAAGTTGCAACTAAATTCTTAGACTGGGCAGAAGCAGTAGGGAAAAAATTGTTACCAGTACTTGAGACAGTGGGAAACTGGGCTGCTGACCATCCAGGACTATTCACAGGAATTGTAGCAGGACTCGCACTCGCACCTGCAGTTATATCAGGAATCACAGCAATAAGTGGACTTGTAACATTAATGACTGGAGCGACAATATCAGCTTCAGTTCTTGCAGCTCTTGGTTATATTGCATTAATTGGAGGAGCCGCGGCCGGACTTAAGGTTGGTGCAGAGTTTGGAGTTAATAAGCTCCAACAGTATGTAGGAATGGACGGAGGAGCAGGTGATACAACAGATGGAAGTGCTCAAACATTAATTAGTAGATTGCCTCAACAGATAATGTCAGATATTACAGGAAAAGATACGTCATGGGAAGACATAACAAATCCAAACAGTCCAGCACATCAAGCATTTATTGAGGAATACAAGCGAACTGCACCTGAAAGAATCAGACAGCAAGAGCAAAATCCAGAATTAAGATCAGTAATAAGCGAAGCAGAAACAAGAAGATCATGGATGCTTCAATGGTTTGATTCAGTATGGGGATAGAAGATGGTAATGAAAATAGAAAACTACGAAGGAGTCGCCGATACATTCTCATGGCCATATAATCCTCAATTGTTTGATGATCCAACAGACAGTAATCACCAGTTAACTCCTATAGGATTTCAAAGACATCACATTCTAGTGAGCGGAGGAGGAATAGCGGCAAAAAATATTATACTTACTGGACATTTCAGTCAATCAACAAAAAGAACAAACTGGAGAGATATGAGTACGCACTTTATGAATACAACAGTTCTGAAAAAATTATATTTTGAATCTGATAAATTTCATCTAGGTGTTGGAAGACAAGTTAAAAGAACAGAAAGTGGAGGAAGGACTAATTTTATAGATTATGTCGCAACATTCGAATCAATCATAGGTATATTATTCGATGATACAGAAAGAACATCTGGAACAAACGAAGGAAATACGACAACATTCGTCACAGAGATAACAGGAACAATAACAAGTGGAGCCGTAGATATTGTAATCGAAGATGCACTAGGAAACGAAATTACAATCGATAGTGCACATTTAACAACAGGGCACACATTCTCGTATAAATTAGTTTACATGGTAAACTCAGGAAGCGGAATATTCGTGTCACAATACGCATACGTTGAGCTAAATAGCGTACAAACTCCAAACGTACAAACGACTGGAGGGTTTGGTATTCTTCAAATAGCTGAAGGAGCAAATGTAACAACAATAGCGACAACAAATCTAACGACACCAGTGGTAACATTTCGAGATGGATATGTAGATTAAGATGGGATATATAATAGATGTAGAAAAGGGAAGTGACAAAGGATCAATAGTAGCTGACGTTGGATTCAGGTACAATATAAATCTAAATCAAATTAATGAAGCTGAGATTAAAATTAGTGGAACAGGATCAAATAGAAGAGGGCTTTTATCAATTGGAGCAGTTGTCTATATTTATAAAGACGGAACACTTAATTTTAAAGGATTGATTGATACAGTGGATTATTATGTAGGAGGTACAGTTTCGTTTCATGTTAGTGGGTTTGAGGTTTGGTTAGCGAAAGAAAATGGATCATATACAAATAGTCCATGGTTAAGTACAGCAAGTGCGTCAATATTCTCGAATATTTTAGGAGATAGTAGTTATTTTACAGCAGGAACAATTAATACAGGATTTGATACTGATTATAGATTAATTACATCATCAAGTATATGGAATGGACTAAGTAACCTAGCTAAAAAAACTACTCAAGATATAAATATTAATTATACGTCATCAACAATAAGTATTCTTAATCATGTGGGATCAACAACTTCAGTAGCAGTATTTAATCAGGGAAAAGAAATAACAAACGTAAGAAAATCAGTCGGTTATCCATTAGGAAATAAAATTATTGTTTATGGAAAGGGTGATGGTGAAAATCAAATAACAGGAACAGCGTCTGACGCAACAAGTATCGGAATATATGGAACAGTCACAAAACCAGTAATTGATAAAAGTATCATATCAGAATCAGAAGCAAACAAACTGGCAGACGCAGAACTTGCATTAAATAAGGATCCACCAACAATATATGACTTAGACCTAACAAATCCAGAATATGCAGGAATATCACTAGGAGATGTAATCACATTAAACGCACTTGATCAAGATGTAAATAATGAAGAAGTACGCATTGTTGGAATTGAAGAAGGAGAACGTGCAGGAATTCAATACAAATCTATCCAGGTAACAAACCCGGAGCTAAAAACATTAATGCGTACAAAGAGTAAAGTTCTAGCTATGATCCAGAAACAACAAATAGATCAGAACTCATATATGCAAGGTTCAGGAAATACACTAACATGGGGACGTGGTTTAAATGCAGATAGCAGCTTCGCACTAAAGCTTCCATTTTATGTTCCTTCATCGTTTGTAGATGACGAAGCAAACAACATAAGAATTAATTCTATGACAATAGACTATGATGTAGATCCATTTAATACACAATATGGTGGTGCAAGCTTTGATGGAACGGATCCACAAGTTCAAAATAGCTCTGCAAATACAGAGCCGGAAGTTTCTGGAACATCAGGAAGTACTGCTCCTGGGGTTTCTGGATCATCGGGAGTATTAGCACCTGATGTTGAGAATTATTCTGGAGATCAAGATCCAGATTTAGATGCAGGAGACTCATCCCTTGCATGGATAGGAGGTAGTTTAGGATCAGATAGTGACTCGAGTCAAGCCTGTAGTTCAGGATCATGGACAACTATAGTATCAGTTTCAACAGATGGAACAGGAAATGGATTATATGTAAATTTTGAATTACATGGTGTAAGTGGAGGAGCAGAGGATATACAAATAAAAGTTAAAAATAGCGGAACATTAACAACAAATGATGCTGTATGGGGAACATATATAGATGGATTCAGAGATGATTCATTTGTTGAGCAAGGAGGAATATATGCAGGAGGAGATGGAAGCGCTGATTATATAACACTTCAAGTTTATCCATTTACTGGAGCAATAAATGTAGGTGGTTATATTTCAGTCTATGAAGCATCTCACGAGCATAGTTTTGGAGATTATCAAGTAGAAGATCATTATCATTATAGTGGAGCATACGGATGTGCATCACATGGGCATGCTTATGGAACTTATGCAGCAGCAAATCACACACACGCAGATGGAACATACGCAGCAGGAGATCATGATCATGATGATGGAAGCTATGATATTAATGCAGCAGATTTAGATCATATTTCAATCGGTGATGATGTTGGTGAAGCCGCAAGTGTAAACGCAACAAGTGTGAGTCTTTATCTCGATTTTTTAGATGCAGGATCATGGGTAAATAAACATAGTATAATTACAACAGGAGCTACATTAGGAACAGAAGTAGATATAACAAATAGTGGAGTGTATCCTGATGTTTCTGGATATTGGAGAGTAAGAGTATTACCAAACTCAGCTACTCCAGACTTTGTGCAAGCAATAGTTAATATAAAACATAATTTAGATAGTTAGGTGATTATTATGAAGATGAGAGAAATAGGACAAAGCATGGCAATTAGTATTCGTATTTCAAAAGAGGAATGGGAACAGATAAAAAGCGACGGAGACGTTATGATTAAAGATAGAAGTGTAGGTTATATGCAAATTGCACCATCAAATATACACTTTGTAACAACAAGTCCTTTTTTTAAGGATATGAAAGAACTAGATGAAGCAAATAAAGAAAAAAGTGATGATCAACTAGCAATAGAAGCGTTAGTAATAAAAGAGATAACAGAAAAGGTGATATAAATGGTAATAACTGACGATTTTGAATACGAAATTGTAGATATAGAAGAAAAAGGTGGTTCTCTTCGTGTTTCAGTTAAACATGAATATGGAGAACAAACAATGGGATTAAGCCCAGATTCTAAATATTTAGGTGATGATGGACAACCTAAATGGAAAAAAGAAGTTTACAAAAAATTACAAAAAAAATATGGAAATAGAAACGAAGATAAATCTCTTCTAGTAACTAAAGTATTTCAAGAAGAAATAGGAAATAAAATAAAAATACCAAAGGAATGATTAATATGCAGATAGATTTTATAGGAATGACAGTAGCAGTATTAATACCAGTAGGAAGAAGTGTCGGTGGATGGGCAGTAAAAGCACTAAAGGATAAGAAAATAACGAAGTTTGAAATTAAGCAGCTTGTCGAGACAGGAATTAAGGCAGTGGTTTATGGAACTTTAATTTATTTTGGAGCTCAAGGATTCGGATTTGACATAGCACCAATCGCCGCGGCTTCATCAGCGATTATACTCGATATGGGACTAACAGCTCTTAAGGAGAACAGAAACATCACTAAAAGATGACTGGCCAACAAAATGACCTAGAAACGAGGTTAAATTATACACAGCCACATAATATTAGGCCAATGCCATGGATGAATCAGGCTGAAGGGGTAAGATATCAACTACAGGAACACAATAGGCTTAAACACGAATCAAGAGATAGGGTCAAATATCTACGTTTAAAACGGACTACAAAGCCTTATAGTCGCAATAGTTGAGAATTAAATAATAATTACGTAATCTACAACAAAATAACCCCCACCCCATGACTTCCTATGGAAACACAAAAATCACCAAGTGGGGTAAAGTTGTCAATTATTTATTGCTTATTTATTTAATGACAGAGAACACACACATATATATATATAATATAGTTGTGTATTATGTAGTAAGTACGTAATTGACAACTATTAATAGGTTTTAAAAAGAACAAATACCAGAAATAGTAATATGCCAACAATAAGGCGGAAGAGATGATACGATATGAAACGAGAAATAGAGAAGATAGAAGTGTCCAAAGGAAACGGAAGCTTCTATTATACAGGAAGTCTAAGTGAAGTTGATGACATATGGGTTCAAATTGAAACAACCAGAGGAGAGACTCTTAAATTCAGGAGAGAACAGATCATGCAGCGAAGAGAAATAGCACACGATACGAGAGATGATACGAATGGACAACGGAAAAGAGACAAAAACATATAGATTTGAAAAACAAGTAATTAAACACGCAGAATCTAATCCATTAATACAGAGCTTCGCAGAGTGGGCATCAGAGCAATACAGGAAGCAATTTATGAATCTAGAGGTATTAACAGCCAAACACCAAAAGTACGTTGATATGGCCAACGAATGTCAATCTAACATCAAGATATTAAAGAATCAGATGGAAAAAGGCACAGACTTAGGAATTTTAACAGAATTAGAGGCAAAATGGATCATGGAAGAAGCACCAAACAGGATTAAAAGAGCCACAATAGAGGGAGTTTTCAAGGCATTCTGCAACCAATTCAACAGAAACGACATAAATCGAAGGCAATTTAAGCTCTTTTTAGAGAGATTCACCCCTAAATAGGGCTATATTTGGGCTAAAATCGATGCTTTTAAAAAGAAAACATCACAGTAATAGTACTAATAGGAACTTAATTAAGGGCCTTGAGAAGATACGAAATGATACGAACACAACCAACATGGAGTGAGAGAGTCCACTGGAACTCAAAAGGTTACGGGAAGACAATCTTTATATTTAAAGGCCTACATTTTTTCTTGCTTTTAGATGCAATTATACCGTGTACATTCGGATCAATAACTATCTTTTCACCAAAGAAACTTAAGAGAATAGAGTTATTTAGATGGACAAGGAGCAACTAAAATGGGATACAACTACACAATAACACAAGACGACCAACTAGAAATTAATGGATTCAACTGCGAGGAAGACCTACAAGCAACGAAACTCTACAACTTAAATGCTCAAGCTGTGGATCAGAGACAGAAGACGCAGGACCAACAGACTCAACAAAAGTATGTCCAAACTGTGGAACAAGACAATCAAACGAAGAATAGAGAGATGATACGAATGGAACTACCAAAAACAGAAGAATTGCAACAGAGAATAAAGACACTGGCTATACTTAAAGAGGAAGAATACAAAAAAGCCAAAGAGCTACAAGAAAGAATAGTGGCAATTGAGAAGGAAGAGATTATGATTAAAGCAATAATCGAACACCAGATAGTAGATACAAAGGTGAGGATGCAATGAGTGAAAAACAAATAATACCAGAGGGACTGACAAAAACAGGATGGAAGAAAGTTGATGAACTGCTTGCAAGAGCAAACAAAGAACAAATTAGGACCATTATAACAAGGTGCATCGATAAGCTCCCAGATGATAAGATTACATTAAATATGGAAATCAAGAGTAATGTGGGGGAAAAATGAGTAATGAAATTATGACAGTTGACATAGACTTGATTACAGAACTCCGACAAAGCGGAAGAAAACGTGAAGCAGATGAGATACTCACAACATGGAGAGAAAATGTAGAGGAAAACAAGAGACAT